TAGACAAGTTCAGCTTCCACTGGCATTGTCTCAGCTTTCTTCTTAGCCTCTTCAACGGCCTTCTTAATGTTCTCAACAACCTGCTTACTGAGGTTCTCAGCGGCGGCTACCATCTCAAGAGATGCATCAAGTATTTCGCCATAAGGTGCCTTATCGGGAATCACGAACTCATATACGCGTTCGCCTTTTTCACCTTTAGTTACTACCCAGTGAAATTTTGTCTGTTGTTCCATGAACACCCCTTCCAAAAAGATTAAAAATAACTATTACTTCCCACATGATATAAGCCGCCATGTGAGTCGCGAAACTCTTCTCAAGATTTTTTAGTAACCCTGAGAAGAGTCCCACGAAGGAGTGGTAATGAACCTCTTATAGGCACCTAATTACGCGGCGCAGGTGACCGTAGTCCACGTATTCAATGCAGTTGCTATATACATACGTTCAGCGACACCACCAGCATCGGTGCGGATATATAGATCGCCAATTTGAAGCGCAAGACCAGCAGCAGGAGCTCCAGCACCGGTCATAATGTTGACGGGGCCAGGCATAACGATCATGTTAGTAGCTGTTCCCAATACAAGGTTGCCGTTAGTAGCGGTGATATCACCAAGTGTGGCAGTGACAGTTGTACCTGCAGTAACTGAACCAGCAGTAGCAGCAATGTTACCGGCTGTTGCGGTAATATCTCCTGCAGTAGCAACGATATCGCCAGCGGTAGCTGTAATATTACCGGCGGTTGCGGTTAATCCACCTGCAGTTGCGGTAAACCCTGTACCAGCAGTGATGGTTCCCGCCGTAGCTTCAATATTACCTGCAGTAGCAACAATATTGCCGCCAGTAGCTGTAATATTGCCAACGGTAGATGTTATATCGCCGGTAGAATCAATCGTTGTACCTGCAACAAGAGCACCGGCAGTAGCGGTTATATCTCCTACGGTAGCGGTAATGTTACCTAGAGCAACGTTAACGTTGCCTGCAGTGACATCAAGATCGCCTGCTGTGATCGTTTCTCCACCGGCGGTAATCGTTACACCACCAGCAGTTGCCGTGAATCCTAGGGCACCGGTGATCATCTGTGTGGCATCAAGTGTTCCCGTGATAGCTACGTTGCCGGTGATAGCAGCACCACCAAGAACAACCGTTAAGCCACCGGTTGTAGCCACAAGACCCGTACCTGCGGTTACTTGACCAGCTGCGGTATATGCTGCAGCGGCTGCTGCTGCTGCATACCAGGTATAAGCATTAGCGTTAATAGCAGTCATATAGAACGCGATACCGGTCGTACGGTTGATCCAAATTTGTCCGAATTCACCCTTGTCCCTGATTGTAGGATTACGTCGGCTTACGATAGGTCTGGTTGCCAGATTAATAAGGGCCTGGTTTAACCCATAACCTACATCATTAGGCATCTTCATTGTCATAGTTAGATTCCCCCCAAAAGAGATTACTTATGTGTCCTAATGACGATGGTGGACCCTGTTATTCCAGTGACCAATGGGGGGTGAAGAAGTTGTTGTACATTTGTACAGAATTAGATATACTATAAAAGAGGCTAAAATGAAGCAGGATAAACAAATAGTTGATATACAAAGAATGGTTATAGATCTTTCGGTGGAACTTCACCATAAAGTGAAGACTGAAGCACTCTTTAGAAATATAACGATGAAGCGTTATGTGATAGAAGCTATTTTAGAGCGCATTAAGCGGGATAAGAAGTATCAATAGCGAAGTAGGACCCAATATGGGCCCTACAGGGGAATTTATGGGGATTATAGGTTTATCAGTAACAATCGTAAGTTCGATATTCAAACTAGTCGGGAAGCTTTTAACATACTTCATTATTTTTACAGCTATTGTATGGGCATGTGGTGTTGTAGGAAGTATTTTAAAATTCTAATTAACCTCTACCAAATAAATAATCTAGTGGATTAGCACTCGGTAATTCCGTTCCCGTTAACTTTTCTAATGTTGATAATTCTTCTTGGGCTGGAGCTACTTGTTTATCAGTAATAAATCTTGTTGCAAGTTTATCAAGTTCAGGACCAGCGATATCTTCAACCTGCTGAATAAAATCTCCAGGAAGCTTACCATTATTTGCCTTAAGTATCTGTTCAGCTGCAGTTTTTCTAAGATGCTTACCTTCGTTATAAAGTTTCATGTTGTGAATTATAGCAAGTTTGCCCTCACGGCTCTGTGAAAGGTCAGGAACCATTTTGAGAAACACTTTCACATCGTTATCAGTAATACGTGCTCCAAAGATATTTTTCGCATTCTTTAAGAATTCTTTACTCAACTTATCAAATTCTTGCGAATCGGCTGTCTCAAGTGAATGTAAGTTAACGCCAAATCCAAAAATACCATGCTCAAGTGTATTAAGTAATGAGTGCCATCGTGGACGAGTAAGATCACCGTGCTCGACAAGCTTCTCAATTTTACCCAAACGTCGATCATCTTCTTTAGCGCTACGCGAATCCTTAATAATTTCTTTATATTCTGGCATAACTTCTTTATTGATACGGTGTTGCTCCATACGCTGTTCTTTTGCCATCTCGCGTTGTTCTTTTGCGATATCTAGTTGGAATTTACGTTCTTTTAAGCGTAAATTACGCTGCGCAGGACTTTCGAATATATTCTCAAACTCATCTTCCTGAGGAACCATATTTTGCTGCGAAACAGGTTGTTGCTGCTGTTGAGGAATTACTCCTTGTTGGCGTTGCATAATAGGTTGTCGTAGCTGCTGTTGCTGAGGTAGGACGTTATTGGGTAAGCCTTGGTTGGACATTCCCATGTGTTGCCTTACCAACGCATCCATCGGATTATGTCCCATAAGTTGTGATAATTGCTGCTGAAGAACTTGCTCATGTTGCAGAGCCTCAGCTTGCTGTTGCCCGTTTTGGCTGAATTGCTCGAGAGGAGTTGTATTGGATTGTAATTGTTGACCTTGCTGTTGCCCTTGAAGAATTTTAGGCGTTCCATTACTGGTAGAAGTAAATTTACGCGAAACCATGTTATTTAAAGCATCTGACATTTGCTTCGCCGGCATGAGAGCTAATAATTTAGCAAAATTAGCCGGCTTTCCAGCTGCTTCAAGTGCAGATTCAATATTAGTAGCCCTCGCTTGCAAGTTATGTGCTTCAAGCATCTGATTAAGCTTATTCTGTGTGACAGCTTGGATCGCACTGCCAAAGCCGCTACCAAATCCTTGCCCCATGGCAGAACCTAATCCTGCAGCTCTACCGGGATCGTTAAGTATATGTAATGCCATGTTCTCTCCTAAATCGCTCCGAGCATTCCGAACTTTTTCATCGCCGCTAACCCACCAGCTGCACCAGCTCCTTGGCTAAGACCTGGTAATATTGAGCCAAAAATACCTTGCGATGCTGGATTATACATAGTTTCAAACTGTGGCGTTAATCCCATCTGGAGCATTTGCATTAACCTACCTTGGCGCAAACCAGCTAATGAACTTTCAAGCCCAACTCCTGCGCTACCAAGTGATCCCGCAAACGCAGATGACCTTTGCCCGCCTCCAGATCCCATGCTGGTGAAACGTTCAGCTATGGAAGGAACGGTGTTCTGAGCGAATCCTTGGCGTGCTTGTTGCTCTAATACTCCCGTATCTAGCCCACTCATACCTTGTGAAAGAAGTTGATTAAGAGCCATCTGTTGTTGAGGCGTATAATTCTGGAACTGTTCAGTACGTCCAGGAGACCCCAAAAAGAAATCACTTAATCCACTTAAAAATCCACCACGTTTAGGCTGCTGTGGTTGGAAGAGTGGTCGTTGTGGCTGAGCTGCTATAGGCGAGCTTGGCCCTAATTGCATATCTCCATACATGGTTATCTCCTAAGCCTTTAAATATTCCAAAACTATATATGTCGTCGTCCAGGCACTCCAGTCAGCGCCAGTAGTTACTCCTACAGTTGTAGCATCAACATACAACGCAATATTGTCTGCAAGAACAGGGGTAGAATAGGGCAGCGGAATGGCGCTAAAGTTAGATGGCGTTGTCGTTGCCTGCATCGTCGATGTTCCATAGATACGGGTAAATATAAAGCCCCGTTTAATATCAATATCATGAGCTATCGTCTTAGTTGCCGTATTAGGTAATGCACCAAAGTTAATAACCTTGTTAAAGACCTGGCGCCCTTCAGGTCGCGGAGAAGTAGTGTTAGAGGTAGCCTGACTCGCAAAAAATGACTGCCCCTTTACGGTTTCTTGGACGTCGTAGAAGGATGACTCTTTATTATTCAGCGTTAACGTCATGGTGTTAAGGTTCTGATACATGCGTACTAAGAGTTCTTTGAACTCAGGCTTAGTTACGTCAATATTCCTGATAGCCGAGACATCCCAGACCTGCGTTGTTGGTATAAAGTTACCTGCGCTACTTGATGCCATTATGATAACCTTCCAACTGGCTGGGTATAAAGAACCATGCCCTCAAGCTGAAAGTCAGAAGTTGCTATATCTCTATCGTGCATCTGCCCATCAGATAATGTCAGGTGTAATTGGATACCACTTCCTTCGGTCTGGAAGTAGACGGGGTGCCATAACTGATCTTGATACTCCTCTAGAGTTCCTACGTAGGGATACATTTCGAGAATATTAGTACCCAAAATAGCCCCAGATGCTGCAGCTTGCGCTATCATATAAAGGTTAGAAGAAGATGGGGCGTAATCTGCCACCACTTCTCCGTTATCCGTACTCTCAACACAGAAGTCTACCTTGGCGAGGTAAACGTTTTTACCCTGTTTATTATAGGGATTAAGTTGCTTAGTAAGGATATCGATACGTGATACGCGCGATACCTTACCACCACCAACATAAGGACCCTCCATAGGATCAAGATCAAGTGTAGTTACCGTACTAGCATCAACTATGGTCACCGGAACAGGCTTATTATTAATAGCGAGTGATTGGACTGCCATGCCACCCCAATTAACTGCAGCTTGAGAAAGCATAATATAGTCATCGTTCTGAAGCGTATGGTTAACAAGCGTAAGCGTTGATAAATTACCTACCTGTATAATATTAGTTAAACGAATAGAAGGCGCATTCTCAGAAGTATCGGGATCAAGTTGAAGAATAGCTCCGCCTGCTGTTCCGGCTATAATCTGCCTACTTCCCGCTTGGACAATGCCACTTACCCATGTGTAATCTATCGAACCCCATTCCTCGCCAATATCCATCCAAATACGATCTGATGTCGTTTCGAAATATCCAAAGCACGTGAAACTATCATCATTAAAGGCCCAGGTATCATTGGAATAGTTATAGAGCATGACTTTATTAGGATAGGTATTTGAGGATTCCATTGCAGAGGTATCGGGCCATGTCCAATAAACACATTCAGTAGCGTAGTCACGTATACCGTGAACGCGTTTAACGCCTTCGTTATCACGGCGAAGATCAAATATCTTAAGCGGTATCTTATTATCAATACGCTCAACGTTGGCGCCATTACAAGCATGAACACCGTTGATACCTATACCGAGTACCATTTTATCGAATGGAATGAGAGAAAACGTTGATACAGCGCCAAGTTCGGTATTAAGTTTTTGCCAGACAAACGGCTGTACTTGGTTACCCGTATAGGCGAGTTCCCAGGTACTATTTTCAAAATAAACGATAAGACGATCTTTAATAAATTCAGCACCGATTATCTCTTCATCGGTTGTAGCGTCGATCCATCCAGCGCCATCCCAGCCTGGCTGATTATGCTCAAGCCAAGGACTCGATCCTGTAGGATAAAAATAGACATTTCCCGCAGGAGCTCCAGTAAAGTTAAAGGCACCTGTTGCTACATCAAAGGTATAAACAATACCACCACCGGTTGGGCCCGTTGTAGTCATCGCTTGGACGCCCGGTGTAGCATTTACGACGGTATATACATAGTTACCAATAGAGAAAAAGATTCCAGTTTGCCATGGTAAGCCATAAGGAGGAGCACCTACGTTGCCCGCTAATACACCAGCTACGGTAGGGCCAAGGTTTGTTGGGGCAGCAGGAAAAGGTATACCGTTATGCGAATATCTGCATCGTTGGGCATAGTGAGAGTTAAAGTTATTAGCTTCGTTAGCCTCAATCGTATTAAGAAGGAGGAGGCGATCCTTAAAGGGTAGGATAATACGAGCTGTTTGAACAATATTGCCAGCACCGGCGGTCTTAAATTTGGGATTAAACGCTGCCCATGTTGTCCCATCATAGGAATAAATAGGGTCGTCAGTCGCCACTGGAGCTGCGTTAACCGTAGCATTATAATTAGAAACAAAGAGCTTTATTTCAGAAGTATTAGCGCCCGTCCAGTTAGTTGACCAAAAGAACTGTGAATTATTTCCATGCCATATCTGAGTTGGCGTAGGTGAAATCCACGCACTGGCAAGCGAGAACTTATAAACGAACTGCGTATCAAAAGCATATGCATCATGATCAATTATCGCTTCCTGCTCATAAAGCGTAAGGCCCATAATAGGTTCTGCAGGATAAAAGAAGATGTGTTTAAGAGGCTCGGCATTAGCAAATTGATACTCACCTGTGGTGGTATTAAATTTTGCGGTTACCGAATCCATCTTGGTCGTAATCATGTCTCCAGGAACACCTAATTGAACAACATTGTAACCATAAGCACCAATGGAAAAATGCTGTCCAATTTTGAAGATACTTCCTGGAACTTTATTAGGTAGTGCTGCTGTCGCATTACCCGCAGCATCGGTTATACCTATACCAGCACCTAAATATCCAAGATCGATAGCTACTTGAGAACGCGAAAATTTATCGAATATAGCTGCCCCTGCACCGGTATACACTGATCCAAACCGTTTACGCACCCTACCTCTATAGATATATGCGTTCTCGAGATTAGAGAATGCGTCGTCAGGGATTAACCACGGTTTTTCAGCGGTCTCTAGACCGGAGTTAATAGGGGCGATTAAGAACCGATCATATGCCATTTTAGTATCCTATGGCGAGATAGTTAAAAGTACACGCTGTGCCAAAATTAGTTTTTCTATATGCAGTAACATGGCTAACATCTGTTTGTACAATAGCTAAAATATTATCGGTATAAGATCCTGCTGGAAGTGTATTAGGTGTAGCTACAACAGATAGTATTCCGCCGGGAAATGCACGTGGAAGCGCCACAACTACGGAACTTGCGCCACCAACCATCGTAGCAGCACCCCATTGGAACATTATTCCTGAAGGAAGCCACGTCCAACCCTGGGTATTCTTTAAAGATTCAGTAAAGGGAACTTGAGAAGCTGTTTTATTGATAAAAAGCTCAGGAACTGCAGAAACTGGCCCATTAGCTGAATAAATGCCAACCTCAGCAGCACCTGCAGCCGCCGGAGCCGCTTGCGTTGTAAAGGTAGCTCTACGGTGCTTACCTTGCTTCGCCGAGTTAAGCACCTCATGATCTATCGCTGTATAAGTATCTAACGCCTGAAAGTTCTGTAATATCTGTGGTTGCGACGTTGAAAGTTTATCTGCTGGTTGTGGAATATTTGCATTATAAGCCATAGTTTCTCCTTAAACGTTGATACCACCAAAGCCATACAGACCAGATCCAACATCAACCTGTTCGGTATAGATCGTTGCCGTACGTTCATTGGACATATTGTTAATCGTTCGCGCACGGACCAGTGACGCCTGGTGTTTAAACTCAGGCATGATCATCTCGATGGATTCCATATCCATACGGCCCTCAAATACCTTCTTGGACGCACCATACGCTATGTACTGCCACCATTCACTGATATCGGGAACTTGTCCGGCTGCGAGCAATTCTGTTGGTCGTACGTAGCATTCCAGGTCAACGCGATAAGGTTGGTCGGGGACCGGACGTACTTTGAATTCATCATTAAAGTAGAGGACTGCTTGAGGACGAGCGGCCACGTAAGGTACCGCTTGGCAATCTACAGCAGCTGCAGCAAGAGGGGCTACCAAAAAGGTAATGTTATACGCGCCGGTAACATAATTTATGGTACCAACGACGGCTCCTGTTGAAGAATCGGCGACGTTACCAAGTGAACTACCTGCAACGGGAACATCAATAAGTGATAGGCCATTATTATTAATATCTACTGAGCTAAAAAGAACGTTGCCACGAAGTATGGGCAGCGAGAATCCATAGGTAGAAAGTGTACCAACAAAGTTAGTGGCAACACCGTCACCAGTTCCTATCTGACGCATGGCATTAACGGCGGGATAAATGCCATAAAACTGCTCACGAGACTCAGTAAACAGTGTTGGGTATCCAGCTATATAGACTGGTTTATAGATCGCTACCACGCTGTTCTTAAAGTTCCACATAGGATCAGTAAGCGGCAGCGTTACCGTTGCATAAGTATCGATATACGGGCTCGTATAAAACGAAAATACTCTTCTGAGTGAGAAGAGCTTAAGTTCTTCAGGAAAGTCATAAAGAATAAAGGTATTTACGTATTTATCGATATCTGCATCGGCTATCTGGGCTGATGACGGACTTCGGGTAAGCCTTCGTACCAGTGTCCGTATCTCCGTAAGCGTGGAAAGCGTCGCATCTGACATTGTATCCCCCCAATGTATGTTCCCGGAGCGCTTCCCTTAGCACCCCGGGATTGTTTTCTTAGTCAACGGCTTCGAGCGCTGTCTCTAGCTCATCAGCCTGCTCTTGGTTGTTAACGACTATCACCACCGGTGGCGTATCGTTATCCATAATTAGTTCGTTATCTTGACCCTCTTGCGGGGTCGTTAAGATGAGATTTAAGGCAATAACAATAGGTACTATGGTCATTTGAGCACCTTATCGTTTTCAATATGTTCAACGGTAATAATCTGCTTATCGTCGATGGCTAAATCTTCGACATCAACAAACTCAAGCGATTGGAATCCGAACCGACGAACCTTCCGGCCAACCTTCATCTGTGGTTTGCCGTCTTCGTCTTTAATGTATTCGTGGACGGGATACCAGCCGTTTTTATTCAGGTGGCGAGCGACACCAAGAGGCAGTGTATACACCTTGCCATCCCAAAGGTCATAGCGTTCAACCTGGTCACCCTTATAAAACTTAAATACAAAGCTCATATAGCCACCGGGTACCTCATAAAAGCGAAAAATACCCTTTACCATCTCGCGATCTTTATCACGTAGGTAGTTAACATTGTGTTTTACGTTATCTTTTGGTTTCTCTAAATTTGCCATTACACACCCCCTAAGGTTTATGAGGGGGAATTACACCCCCTCGTTACATAATCGTATTACAGAGGTACTACGGTATGATCGAATGACTTACCTGCTACCCATCTAATGACGTCGTTAACAGTTCCACCTGCTGATCCAAGAGCAATAGCCGCGGTCACGTTATCTGTGCCAAGGCGAATACCAAGGAAGCCTGTGTTAACTGTTGCATCGTCAAGAATGTTGGTACCAAGCGTCAATGCAGCACCAGTATCTTCACCAACAGGTACGACATATGCATACGTAAATGGAGCAACTGCTGCCAATGGGAATGCAAATGCAGTAAACGCTGTTGAGTCGATATTGACGGTTAACGTGTTGTTACCTGTCGTACCGATGACGTTACGCGCTACAATCGTGCCCGTAAGGTTGTTCATCTGTGTCATGCCAAAAGCAGCTGGCACAATGAAACGAACCTGTTCTCCAACGTGAAAATCGTGAGTTACCGATGTACGTATCACTGCTTGTGCAGCTTGCGTAATACCGGTAATCCAACGACGACGTGGATAGTACATAGGGTTATAGTTAACAATACGGTAGAAGCCTGTACCACCAGCAAGAGGCTGAGGCATATGGGCAAGAGCCATGCTCGTATTAGCAACGACCGCGCCAACACTAAAGTCCATAGAACTCATCTGTTGACCTGTTGTAAGGGCATACAGACGAATAATGGTGCTATTAGCTATGACATTAAGGGTGCTACCTGTGTTAACCAAAGGAGGGTTAGCAGCGGTAACCGCAGTAACAGCAACGGCAGGACCGAGTGTTTGATCACTTGAGTCCAGCAAGCTAATACCTCTATATACCGCACCGTTGTAACCAACTGCGCAGGTAGATTGAGAGACAGCCTGTGTTGCAGCTGCGTGGTAGCTCGTAATAGCATCATCTTGGGCCATACCACGTTGCCAAAAGAAGTCCAAACCAGCCCACTGAGCAGCGCCGCCGATGTTGGTAAGGTTATATACCTTAACCCAGTCAACGTCGTTACGCAGAGGGAGAATGATATCGTTGCCGGTAGCGACAAACGCACCCTGTTGAATTATTGTGTTATCTGACATAGTTAGCTCCTTCCATTAAGCGAGGGTTGCGCGAAGGTTAAGTACCCACAGATCGTTAGTGATACGTGGGACTTCCGCGAACTTATATCCGACGCTTGCATTCAGAGCTAATGGTCCATCGTAAATTGGTGGCATTCTGTTACTTTTATGACCCCTATGGGCGGGTAAACCTCTTCGGATTCACCTCTCCATGTTTCCATGGAGTTCAGACTGTCGCATCACCTTTCGGTGTCTCTTCACTCAGTCGTTCACGCTGCGACAAATGTCGCTTGCGCCCTGTCACCCAAAAGGGCTTCCAAGTCAATCAGAAGAGATTTGAATACCGCACACACTTTACGGTATATGAATTGCGCGGAATATCCGTCCTGTTCAATACATGCATAGGCTTCCATACCAACACAGAAGATGTTGTATACGTTAGCGCCCAGCATTGAAGCTGTTGGTGTTACTGAACCGATAGATGAGACCAAGAAGCGAAGGTTGCCAATCGAACCCCATTCTGAACGGTTTGCGTTCATAGGTGATGGGTAGTTGTTCTTATGGATAAAACCTTGGACCGCATCGAGGTTACCGGTTAATTGTGACGAACAGAGTCCGAAGTACGCATCACGAACTGGTGCTGTACCGAACTTATCCTGGCCTTCAATGTTATCCAGAACGGTATAAGCATTGTTATTGAGAAGTGTTCTTACGACTTCATCAACGTCAGCACGTGTAATTTCGGTAGGTGTATCACCGTTAACACCAGCTACGCAGTTAATAACTGAGGCTGTTGATGCCAGCATGTCGCGGGTAAGTTGGTCTTCGGTTTGACGAAGAGAAACGCCCAAGCGAGCTGCGCATTCATTAAGAACAGGATCTTGCGATTGCAAGGTTACTTGTTCGTTAATTTGTACGTAGGTTCCATAAAAACTGATCGTTGCATCAATATCGACAGCTGTTAATGGCTGTGATGGAGGTGTAACGCCCGTGTTTCCCAATGGCACCATGGCGGTGGCTAAAGGATTGTAGCGACGCATACGCAATGTACGACCGCCGTTTTTAGGCATGGTCTTAAGCATTGCGGGGATCTTGTGGATCATATTAGGTACCGGCACCGAGAGCAGCTTATAGCTAAAGCTTTGCTGGACTGGTGCTGGTAAGGTTGTTGTCGTAGTTATAGGCATAGTGTTTGCCCCCCGAGAACAATTACACAAATACCTAAGGTGACGAAGCTTAGTGAGATTTAACGTCGTGGAGTTTGCGAATTCTCCGTAACGCGAGAGGTGGCAAGGCTCTCATTGTGCCAGGAGGTACGCGACTACCTCGTAACGCGGGTCGAGCGACTTCCCTTAACGCTCACGATAAATATAGTCGTGGTAATTGTTGGACAACAACAGGAGGGGCGAAACTTGGCCACAATAAAAAGCCGATAGGAAAAGGAGAAAACCTATCGGCTCGCAGAAAAGAAGGGAGAGGCGATGCATCCTCTCGTGTAGCAATAATTTACTATAGGGGGGTATTGCAAAGCCCTGGAGGCACCCCCCTAATGTCTATGTATGAAGACATCTAATCAAAAAGTTTATGGTACATCTGCACCGCCCAGTCATAGACGGCTTTAAGATGTTGATACATATCACTCAACCACTCACGTGCTTTCTCTAAAAGCGGCTGTAAAAGCATTAAAAGCTCCTTAAGAATCGTCGTCCATTGATTAATATCTTCAGCCATCTCTTCACCAGCTTGTAATGCCTTCATCATAAGATCAGCACCTTTAACTTGGTGGGCAGCTAATTCTTTAAGAATGGCAAAAGCAGCCTCTTTGAGCGATAATTCAAGATCATTTTTCGTTATAATCCCTGTGGCCATATAAATTCCCCCCCAGAAAAAAATTTACTCACCCTAACGCGTAAAATTACTCGATAACAACAACAACGTTAAAATCCCCGAATATCAGTAAGACGCTCAAGATATTGAAGCAATGTATAATCACCTTTTTTAGATACCACTACTGGCGTATATATCACGGAAGCATCATCCATCAAACGTGGTCCTGGTTCCGTAAGTAGTTTGTAGCTAAAGCTTTGCTCGATTTTTGCTGGAAGCATTATTTTTTCCGTTATAGGCATAGTATTTGTCCTTTAAAATCCCCGAATCTTAGCAAGATGATGAAGGTGTTGTTCCACGGTCGCATCAAGCGTCAAAAGTGCCCATAAAACCAAAATTATTGCCATGAAAAAACCACCAAGAACTATAGTGAGCGTGAAATTTTTGATCATTTGCCAGGATTCATTATCCATTACCACACCTTTCTCTAACGATTTTTACGTGCCTCTTCCATTTCCTTAATAAGTTGCACCCTCAATTCAGGCGTCAATCCATTCGCAAATGCATTGGCTCGTGAAAGCGGGCTGTCTCCCTGCTGAGGTGACATTGATGCCAACGGCTTAGGCTTCTGAGCATTACGTTGGGCAAGTTCACGCTCGGCAGCAAAAGTATCTTCAGTATAAAGCCCATTATTCTTAATCTGCTTATACACCGAGACCGCTTTTGCCTTAAAAGAGGTCGAAGAACGCAGAGTCTCAAACAAATCTGGGTCTTTCTCGCGTAAGGCCTCAATATTCTCCTGAGTTACGACTTTATCGTAATCTGGATACTGAGACTTAATCATGGCCTCTTCGGTCATCTCAGTTGAAATTTGTTGGTGTTTTTTAAGCTGTTCTTTGACTGACTTAAATTCACGAAGAATTGCCTTAACATCTTTAGCTTCAACGAGCTCATCGTCAGCTTTAGAGAACTCGAACTCTTGTTCGGGCTTTTGTTGAGGCTGTTGAGCTTGTGCTAGACGGATAGCTTCATCGCGTTCCCGTTCGAGGCGCTTAGTTTTCTCGACAAGCGCTCTAAAATTCCGGTCCGCTTGGGTTTCGACTGGAGCAGCCGGTTTTTCAGGTTGTTGTACAGGAGTTTCTAGCGTTGGTTCAGCTGGCGCCGTATTTTCAGGCGTAACTTCAGCTACCGCAGTAACTTTCTCATCTTCTGACATGGTCCCACCCCTTAAGAAATTAGTTCAGACGTATCGTCCTTCTCACCATTAAATTTTTTGGCCAACTTATAGAGATCGCCATTGGCGAACTTGATTACCAACTGAAGAAGTCCTAATTCTTCAGCGGCTACTTCTCGTCCATGTTCCAATAAGTACAAACATGTCCATTTAGACGGCACTACCCATATGAACTCAATATCGTCGTGCTTAGCGTTATAGCGGTAGACGGATTGATCGTAGTCCGGTGTCGGGCAGGTAGCCCGTGCAAAGAAATAGTTACGGAGAACGTTGGGCATAAGTTTTTCTTTTTTCGTCAGAACGACGATAAAGAAATCGCCCGCATAGGCATGTCGTGCTTGGTTGTAACACTCGATAAGCTCTTTAAGGTAATTTTCAGTCATTACCTCTTGGAGTTCGATTGGGCTTCTGGTATCAGGCGTCTTCCCTAAAAGATCCTGAGAGATCTTCCCAACCGTATCACGTTTTTGTTTCATTACCCCCTCAACCCTCCTTAGTTATTCATGAGCCTCGCTCTTATGCTCTATAACGTTCATGGTAGTTATTCCATAAAGCTGATAGAGATAAGCCAGTGATTCGATTTGTGAGATATCTTTAATGCGTGCTACAAAACTGATCACATCACCGCTCTTACGGCAGTCAAAGCAGTAATAAACATTGTGCTTACGTGAGAGCGTAAGGTTCTTCTCACCGCAAAAAGGGCAAGTACCCTTGAGATAGCCTTTATCTGATTCTTTAAGATCAGTGACTAACGACTCAACTATCCATTCCAAAGGTAAAGACTTTTTAACTTGTTCACAGAGCGAAGAAAGCGCCTTTTCAGGCAAACCAATACGTTGTGGATTTATGCTTATCTCAGCCATTATTTCCTTTTTTTAGGTACCTTAGCACCAGCTTTTCTCGCCTCGGAGATCGCTATCGCCAAAGCTTGTTTACGGCTCTTCACCTTAGGTCCTTTTTTGCTTCCCGAGTGAAGCTCACCCTCTTTCCTTTCGTGCATTACCTTTTCTACTTTAGCCTTGCCTTTGCTGAGAGCTTTTTTTGCCATCTTTTCCCTTATTTAATCCCCCGGATCACCCGTACAGTAAGCGTCCGGGGGTTGTTACGTGAGGTTCTTCTTAACGTATCCTCGATGTTTCTTCGTAGGCAACACGTTTTTCAGTTTCCGTCTTTGGCCCCTCTTTGGAGCCTTTCTTCTTCGATTTACCTTGGATGGCGTCAGCTATCTTTTGGCATTTCTTAGAAGTACGTGGCATAGCTGGCATTAGTACTTCCCTGCATCGCCTGAAGACTTGTGTTTGCCACTATCCGACTTAATTTGCTTATCAATACCCTTAATAGTGTCATCAAGGTTTTCAGGCATATAACCACCTGGTTTAGGGTAATCCTTCATAATGACTTCTTCAGGCATATTGGAATGGCCGCGGGCAGATCCCATCATTGCAGCATCTGAGCGCTCTTGAGAACGTCGCTCATCCATACCCTCATAACTTCCATGAAATTTCTTTGCCATGTGTGGCTCCTCTGAGTAGAAACTGCCGGATTCAACCGTCGACATTTTGTCGATGATTGAAAACCAACAAGGTTAGACCCCTAACTACCCACCACAGACCATCTGTGGAGGCCGGGAACTATTTTCTTTTCTTATTGGTACGCCCTAGATCTATTGCACGGTCTATTTCCTTGCGGTGGCGACCTTCGTGTATCTTATTTTCTTTTTCGTACGCCTTATCGTGACGTCGTTCTTCTTTCTCATACTTCTGCTTAAACTTCTTAATCTTCTTCATGATCTTCCTATAAATACACAGAAAAACATTCATGAGACCTTGTTTCAGTTAAGTCCATAGGCTCTATCTCCCCTACATGCTCAGTAGCAGGAAGTGGTTGGGGAACTTTGTCGCAACTACCCAATAAAAAAAGGGTAAAAACCAATAAGGCAAAATAAAATCTCATCATGAGGCTCTCACTGATTTGAGTGGCGTACGCTTAGGTTTGGGTGATGCTTTAGGCTTAGGAAGTGGAGCGGATTGAACTGGCTGATCCGCCTGTTTTACCATATTCACCAGTGACATGAGTTTCTCAATGTGTGCTATGTCCATACCTTCGATCTCTTTTAACGCCTTAATAAGGTTTAAGGTTGCTTCATCTTTGTCTTTTTCAGCTTGAGCAACGCGCTCAACAGCAAGTGCCTGGTTCTCTTTTACCCTACTTAATCGTTCGATACCTAATCCTTGATCAGCCATTGCACGAGATTGGGCAAGTTCAGCACGAGCAGCAGACTCTTGGATCTCAGCCTGAAGCTGCGCCTGTTGCGCCTGTTCTTGGGCTTGGCGGGCCTGTTTAATAGATTCCATAAGTTTATTTTTATCCTGGACCGTGCAGCCTTCTAATAAGACATCATCAGGAATAGGAAGACCCACTTCTTTAAGCTGTAAAAGCTGAGCAAACTGCATCTGACGTTGAGTAGTTGTATTAAGACCTTCCTCAACTGCGGCATCATACTTACCGAACGCTTTGTTATAGAACTGTTGGGTAGGTTCCTCTTCGATAATGCGTTTGATCTTACCCGGCATAAAGTTGGATTGAATGATATCCATCATGACACTACCAAGGAGCTTCTGAGATCGGTCAAGTTGATCAAAAAGACCTTGAAGTGTTGTTAGACCGGCACCTTGCCGAAGCATCGATAGGACGCCGGCTTTGTCGTCTTGGGCGCTACCGATTAACTCTTCGTTTACACCAGAAATTTGGGAAATTTCATCCCCAAGAAGCTTAGAGAGCTCAATCATCGATGGGGGGATCTGTGGTGGCATAATCTGTTCGACATCGGTCATTTGGGCCGTGTCTTTGATCGCTAATCCACGGCCCTGGCCAGAAAGAAAGATATCTTTAGGATTAACCAATGCATCAGCTTTGTATTTCCAACCTGAATTTATTTGGCTCTCAAGTATGTCTAATTCAATGGCTTTACGACGGTTGTAAAGATACTGGCTGTCACGAAGTCCACGAACAACACCCTGGATGCGCCATGGAAAGCCACTCATCTGAGGGGTGTAATAAGCGAAGACTGGCACAAAGGGATAACGGTCCGTGCCCGTCAGGTTCGGACCATCGTAAAAGACCTTACCCTGTACAACGATGGCTACTTTAACCGTAGGGATTTCTTGTTCTATCATTGTTACTTGGGGATAAAGCCTTAAAAATTCTTTGAGACGTTCTTCATCAGTCGAACGCCATTCTAAACACTCGCCTGTTTGGGTATCGGCCAGCATCTTCTGCTTGCGGTAGTCACGATAGTAAAATTCATCATAGGTAAAGAGATTCTTCATCCCGTAGTTATAGGACTCGGGCATAAACTGGAAGAGGCCGTCCCGGTTACTTGAGTCGGGCAGCTGCATGATCTCATCTTTGTATTCAGGAAGCAGCGAAGCGCACTCACGCTTCATGAGAAAAGAACGTTTCCATAAAGCATTACAATCGGAAAGGTCGGCTTTACGAAAGAAGGGGTCGATTAAGAAAGAGTTATAAGAACAGTTATCAACGCGGATATTACCGTTAATAGGATCAGAACGATAATCAACCCATACCTGTAGGAGATTAAGTCCCGTAACAAGAGCACCGTGGAAGGCCTCTGAGATCGTCTCGAGAACACCCTCTTGCTGACAAACCCATAACAAGACCTTGGTAAATTGATCAGCGGTTTGCGCATCTCCATTCTCCACAGGAACGACGATTGTAGACTTCCTCATCCGGCGTTGATGCCCGGATATCATATTTATAATACGTTTTATGCGGTTAAAATTGAACTGACGTCGACGATTGGCTGGCATATTGGAATACAGATCACTCCATAATGTCTGATCGCCTGCCTCAAACCTTGTATCGGTATTTCCTTCCTCCCAGAAAGATTGATTGATAGAAATAGCCTCGGCATGAAATGAGGTCATCTTTTTAAGAATGGCCTGGTCATGCTCATTATAGTAGTCCGGTCCCAATTGGGGGAAAAGCATAGTCCCACCTCGCCCTGATCGTTCCCTAAAACGATTAACCCCACTCAAACGACCTGCCCTCCGTAGCCACGTTAGGGCGTAGGAGGATCAGATGACGGAAGAGACCTCAGGCGTAACAAATGAGATAGTGACATGCAGAATTATTCGAATACAACAAAGTTGCTCACCTAGATAGTGCGATATCCCGGTACACCGTGAACAGCATCCAAGATTGATTTGAGATCGTTGATCGTGAAAAGATAGTATCCATAAAGTGGGTGACGTAAGACGTCTATGCCCGACTTATGCGTCCAGTTGCGTACGGTTGTTGTGGATACCTCTAAGCATTGAGCTGCTTCTTTAGTCGTAAGATAGTTATCAAGATTGATATCTGATTCCATTGCTAGTCCCCCCTGAAAATAGTACTATTCCCTTATCTATTTCTCCTAGGGGCCGTTATGCGTTCGGCCCCCCATTCAAGACGACTTCCATCCATCCTTCGTGAGTACTTCATTCATTACCCCTCCAACCCATTTAAGTCCCTTTAATTTTTCTTTATAGATCTCATTAAAGTAGTAACGCTCTTCATCAAGTGTTGCTGGATCCATGATCTTCTCAACAAGCGTACGTATCTGCGCCTTGTAAAGCTCGATTGTTTGGTCATTGGTCGGTAGTGGCATTGCTACTTCTCCGCATATCTATGACAATCACAAGTGGAGGTGTGACACCTATGACCAAAATGCTCTACTTTCCATCGTCTATTTTGTTCCTGCCCATAGCCTAAAATGGCACAGAAAATGATGAATTCAATAAATACTATTGGTACCCAAAACCAGTCACGCCACCACCAACGTTTCTTAGGTGGTTTACAATTTCGCTCCCAATAAAACCAAAGATCGGTATTAGGGGTAAATGGGTTCTTCCTGTTATCAGAATCGTTATTCATCTGATCATTCGTCGGAACAGGCATTATCGTTCTCAGATAGCGTTATGTCAGTTTTGGCATAATGCGTACCACAATAAGAACAAGGTAATTTAAAGTCGTCTTTATGCTCGAGATGATAGCGGACATGCGCCTGTCGAAGAGCAAGCTCTAAATAGTGTTGTTGCACGTAAAAGTAGCCAAACCACATCCCAAATACTATGGCGCTTGTTGCTATAAAGACGATAAGAAAACGGTATATATCATCAAAATCCATATCTTTCTCCTCGGAATTACACATCTTCTTCTTCGTTACCTTCGGGTATGCACGTTAAGCGTAGGGGACTTGGAAAGCTAAACCCGACACATTCGCTTTCCATTAAAAGATCATCGATATCGATCTGATTCGAGTCACGAGCAAGACTCAGAGGTGTTTGGTTGCGCCAATTACGCTCACCTATTTCAAGCCCAAGCCGTAAAAGAAGCGGTATTACCCCTATTTTCCCATTAATAACAGCAAGATGGAGTGCGGTATTACCCACCCAATCAAAAGCGAAGACATCAGCCCCATAAGAGCAGAGCATGAGAAGCATCGTACGTTGGCCATAGGTAGCAGCTACGAGAAATGGCGTGCGCCAGAAATAGTCAGCCTCTTCAATATCGGCACCTGCATTGAGAAGCTCGACCGCATGTGGTACATCGCCGTGCTGAACCGCACGAATAAGGTTAGTCTCCCCAAAAGGGGAATAATGCATAGCTAATAAAGGCAATGTAAAAAAAAATGCGAGATAGACATACTCAATGCGCATTTAATACCTTTCCGTATCCCTAAAAACGATGCGATGCGAAATGCAGGCAAAAAGGACAGTTATCTGGACACTTCTTACGACACGCTGGGAATATCCCAAAACTAATATCGCTTAAAAAGTCCAAAAATCCCCTATAAGTTTTAATTAATTTTTCAGCGTCATTACCGTAGGTAACCGCAATGTTTTTACAGGTAATACCATAATCAGTAGCCAGTAAGACATCGACCGATTTATGGAGTGGGAGAAAGTCCCATTTAGCTAAAGAATAAAGATAAATTCGCACGGCCTCTCGGCGACGAGGCTTAATTGTCCGTAGATAGGCATATATAAACTCCTCTACATCATGCCGACAGAGTTTTTTCCAAAAAAGTCGACGATGCTTAAGCTCTTTAGACTTTAAATGTTCTAAAGGCCGTATAATATTTTCTAAGAAACTATTATTTTCTTTAGTAATAATCATATCAGTCATCAAAACCCCTGGTACTTATCCGTATCCCTAAAAAAAGAGGGTATACCTGCCTGATTACCATATAACGCCTCTTCGTAATTCTTTTGTATCTCTTCAGAGGTAAGCCCATCAGCAGTCTTAGGAAGCGAGAGGGCTAAATAGCGCGCAGCGTCAGCTGCATGCGAAAATCTATCGTGAAGAGGGTTGCTTTTATACACCTCGCGCTTAGCATCATATTCGCGACGATACGCCTCAAGCGATTTAATTAACGGCTCGCACTTCTTTTCATCGATCCACCACTTGGCCATCGATACCTTGGTAGCTTCTATGCCATCCTCAATAGGGAGATTAGGCAATACGTTGAATTTAATGCCTAATCGGGCAGCAGACTCAAGGCGAGACAGTCCACCGGTACTTCCCAGTTCTCGAACTCTGATGTCATGGGGAGCAAAGTGATTGCCATAGGTGTAAGGTTTCTCAGAAAGTATCTTAGCGTAGTGATCGAGTCCTTTATCGATGTTTTCATAATAGTCAATTATTCTGATAACCTGACCGCACCGCTGATAGAAGATGATCGTTGTTGGGTCGCTCACCCCTAAATCCCAGGTAGTAAATACCCGAAAAGAGGGTTCCCAGGGTACGTCACCGATACGACCTTCAAGACGCATGCGATCTACATAACGGCCGTAGTACGAACCTTCGGTTCCGGCTGAAAAGGAGCAGTTGTGTACAGCACACCCATTTACGATATAACTCTGATCCTTTTCTACTTTTAAGTTGTAAACTTCGCCGGAAAATTGTTCTTGTAAAATAGAAACTATACGAAGATAGCTATAAGAAGAACTTGTAGAATATGGATAACCAAAAAGATAGTCCTCATTAATATAGAGGTCTTTAGCGGGAATCCAGAAATGTGCCCTACTATCTTTAAGTCGTTTGTAAACTAAAAATTGATGGTTCGGCGTGCATAATACACTTTCAGTATGAGAAAAAAGATGATCCCTAGATTTATAAGACATCACGCCATCTCTACAATAAGTTATCTTCAAAAGCGGTCCCTCGTAATAACGAGACATCTTTTTTTCTACATATCTCCATTTACAGGCATGCGTTTTTACTAAGTCACCTACTTGAACTTTTTTTATTGGCATAAGCCCGCCTTTAATTCTTACTTCTTGATCTCCTGGAAAGCAAAAGAACTCCTGTTGGATCATATCCTCCGACATGGTCTGGCGTTCTTTTTCGATCTCAGCAAGTGATATATGTCCGGTATCGAGCACCGTCTTAGTTGATACAAACCATTCAGGTGAATTACGGGCTATTTCATGCAACTCGTAGAAATGATTCCTGCCGCGAGGCGTTGAAATAAAGAGCGCAAAGCCGTTGTTATACATCAAAGCGGGGCGTATGAACTGGTAAGCGGTCTTATCCGCCAGTGCCCACTCCGAAAATACCACCGCTTGAGGGTTCGTACCAACAAGTGATTGAGAGGCGGTATCAGAACCAACAATCTGGATAATAGATCCATTAAAAAGAGTAAGTTTCATCTCTTGGCCATTCTCGCCCGTTATCATCTCACTCGGTACAAAATCTAAGAACTTTTGGCCGTTGGAGAGTATGCCATCCCATATAACCTTACGGCCCTGGTTATAGGTAGGCAGGCAGTAGAAGTAAACGCCAACTTTTTTGAGAGCTGCTCTCAGGACTATGTTGAACGCGGTGCAATCCTTACCTGAACGGCGGGACCAATTTAAGAGCACCTTCTTGTAGCCATTGTTCTCTATGGCATCAAGAATCGGCTTTTGGTAGTCGCGAAAGACAAATTTGTTCAGCTTTATTTTGGTTTCTACATTCATTACGCATTGCCTGTTTTATTTACCGTCCATGCAGACTTATTTCCCAAAAGACATTCAAAGCACTGGTTAACGATGCCACGTTCAAGGGTCCATTTATCCATGGTAAAGATCTCGCCACAATCACAGCGGACAAGATAGAGTTTGACGGTATCAATTTCGTCAGATTCTTTTAGGACTTTGAGGCCGCCGAAGCGTCTACCAATAAGTTCATCAAGCACGGCGGTCCTTCCTGTAAGGGATACAGCTATAGCAGCGTACACTCTGTAGCGCTTTACGTAGTCGTTGTCCCGTTACGCGTTTTTCTACCTTACACCGCGTACAACGGCACACATAATAACGTGAGCCTTTTTCAGAGTGTAAGTAAGAAAATACATCCCAGGAGCCTAAAGTTTTACCAACCATATAGTCTTTATATTCAGGGCGGTGACAGAGAACTGCTTCGCTTCTTGAAGTCCAATAACAATTTTCAGGGCTATATCCTTCAAAGAACTTGCGTCTATTTAATACCTTGCCCTTCGGAGGAACTCCCATATCATCAACAAAACTCTTAAAGTCTTTCCAGCGTTCACATATGGTGAGCGGCCTACCATATTTTTTTTCAAAGAGTTGAGCATTTATTTTAAGTCTTGCCCAAGTAGAATAGATGGCATTACGACTTGTTCGAGCGTATTTATGATAGGGTCTTACGTTTTTCATCGCGGTCCTTTTTATCGGCTACTTCCTTGGTCTCTTCTGCTTTAGGCATCTCTATTTCAGTAATGACATAGTTAGGCTTACCCGCATCAGCGATCTTAGTCTTAAGGGCAGCTATCTCGTTGTCCTTGTTAACATAGTCTTCGTCATAGATACGTTGG